TGGCGGAAATACAGGAACCTTGATTAGTTTTGAGCGCGGTGATGGCGTAGCAGTAGGTAGCATTCGCGCTACAACTTCAACTACTTCCTATAACCCATCCTCAGACGCTCGCCTAAAAGAAAACATCAGAGATTATGACAACGCGCTTGTTGATGTAATGAAGCTAAAGCCTCGCAAGTATTCATGGAAATCTAATGGGGCAGAGGACAGCGGTTTTATTGCTCAGGAATTGATGGAAACACCTGAGTTTGCTAATCGTGTAAACCCTATTGATGATGATTTGGACGATCCGATGTATGGCGTTGACTACATGAAGTTTGTGGCAGTTTTGACCGGAGCCATCCAAGAACAACAAGCAATGATTCAAGAACTCAAAGCCGAAGTAGCAGCATTGAAAGGAGCATAAAATGCCATTTTTAGGAAAATTTCCAACACAGATTGTAGACCCAGAAGTAGACATTGATGGAGGAGCCATTGATGGTGTTACTATTGGGGCAACAACTGCGTCCGCTGCTACAGTAACCACGCTAACTTCTGGAAATATTACTACTACTGGCTATATTGCTGGGCCTTCTACATTTACTATCGACCCTGCGGCCGTAGGCGATAATACTGGAACTTTAGTAGTTGCGGGTAATTTACAAGTCGATGGTACTACTACGACTATCAACTCGACTACAATGACAGTTGATGATTTGAATATTACTCTTGCAAGTGGCGCGGCAAACGCAGCCGCTGCAAATGGTGCTGGTATTACAGTTGATGGTGCAAGTGCTACGCTGACTTACAATGGTACGAATGACGATTGGAATTTTAATAAAGGTTTAAATGTATCTGCTGGGCATGTTTTTGTAGATAATAATTATGACCTTAGATCTTATGATACTAGTGCTAATGCTAGAACGCTAGTTCGAATTAACTCTTCTAATGAAGCCGAGTATGGGTGGAGTGGTGCCGGTCCAGTTAAATTTATGGGCGGAGGTTCTTATACCGAAAGAATGAGAATTCATACTAATGGCAACGTTGGGATTGGCACTACGAGTCCAGACCAAAAATTAGTGGTTGATGGTAAGTTAGCTTTCTCTTATAACAGCGCTATCTCTGCATATACCATAGGCAAGTCTAGTGATTCATATGGAATTACTTATTACTCGGGCGTAACAAGCGATACAACCAAGATAGCTCATACTTTTGCTTCCGCTGTTAATAGTAATATTTTAAACATGACCTACGGCGGCAACGTTGGTATTGGCACTACTGGAATGACTCAAGGCGGCGGCGGCCCGTTACAAGTATATTCTGCAGCAGGATCACAGTTAATTTTAGGAAAATCTACCGGCGCACCTTCAATATCGTTTGGCTCTACAACGACTCAATACGGTTTGCTTGAAGGAATAAATGGTGGTGGGTTTAAATTTTATACAGGCAATGGAACAGTCAGCAGCAGAATGGTTATTGACTCTAGCGGCAGCGTTGGTATTGGCACCGCGAGTCCTGCTACACCGTTACATATTAATGGCACAACAGCGGCTCAGATAAGAAGCGAAGCTACTACAGGTTTTGCTGGTCTACACAACAAAAACTCTAGTGGTAATTTTTATCACATGATAGACAACAGCACTGGTGCTGGCTTTAGCTCAGGTGCTTACGCAAGAGTTATATATTCTGATGGTGCCTACCCAATGGCGTTTTATACTAACGCTAACGAACGTATGCGCATCGACTCCAGCGGCAACTTGCTGGTTGGTACTACTAATGCTAACCCTACCAGCGCAGGTGTCAATGATGCCGGTGTAGAACTGTCTAATACAGGCGGTGTCAGAAGCACCGTAGCATCTAACCCTGCGGCAACTTTCAATCGAAAGACGGATGACGGAGCTGTTGTACTTCTACGCAAAGATGGTACCACTTTGGGTAGTATTGGTATTGAGGGTGGAGATAGTTTATATATTCAAGGAGGTACTACTGCTGGTGCTGGTTTATTGTGTCATGGCGCGGCGGCAAAAATATTGCCAGTTAGAAACGGCGCTTCCATCGATGCTACGATTGATTTAGGTCAAGATAGTAGAAGATTTAAAGACCTCTACCTATCAGGCGGCGCATATCTCGGCGGTACTGGGTCAGCTAATCATTTAGACGATTACGAGGAAGGGACTTGGGATCCAACGATCACAGGAAATAGTGGAGCTTCTGGGCAAAGTTATTCTACGCAAAGAGGAAGATATAGAAAAATTGGAAATGTAGTCCATATTACATTTGATGTTCAATTAACTAATGCTGGATCAATTAGTGGAACTTATATGGTTTTAGGTGGATTACCTTTTTCAGGAGATGGTGCTAATGTTGGAGGTGGTATTGTTACAACATATTCAAGCGGCTGGGGATCAGGTCTCGTTGAACCAATATTGGCTTATATAAGTGGCAGCCTGTGCTATCTTATGGAAGGCGGCAGCACCGGCAATGATTATGTTTTAACAAATAATAATTTTCATTCAAGTAGTAGCCGTTTAATAGGCTTTGGCATAATTATAGTACCGGCGTAATAATTACCTCACTCGGAGATTGGGGCGAACCAAAGGAGAAAGAATGGCTATTCAGACTAGCGGATCAATTAGTCTTAACGATATTCATGTAGAGGCTGGTGGAGTCTCTGGTACAACTTGCACTATTAATGATGCAGATATTCGAGCACTTATTAGTAAAGCCTCTGGCGTTCAAATGAGCTTTAATGAGTGGTACGGAGCTTCTTCTTCAGTATCTCTTGATTTTCGTATTTATGGGGGCAGAGGTGCTGCAAATACTAGCGGCAATTATAACGCTCAATCAGGAAGAGGTTATGGCGGCTATACTCGTTGTCAAGTAGCCGTTCCCGGAGGCACGCAATTTCAATTATATTCTGGAGGACGAGGTACCAATGTTCCCAGTAATGGTGGTAGAATAGACTGGGGAGCCCCTGGAGGCGGCGCTTCTGTAGTTCGCTGGACAAGCGGAGGTGTAATTCTCGGAATTGCCGGTGGAGGAGGCGGTGGCGGTGGAGAAGGTTATGGCTATGCAGATCCTTCAGATGGAAGAGGGGGCAACGGAGGTGGCGCAAATAGCGGAGGAAACGCGGGCTCGGGTGATAATAGCGTATGGATTGGCGGTGGTGGTGGCGGTGGCTCCGGCGGTACAGGAGGCTCTGCAGGAGCATCGACAAGAGGAAATCCCGGCAATGCAGGAACATCTACAGCAGGAGGAAGCGGAAAGAATCCTCTTACTTCCTATGCTTATGGAGCAAATAGTCTAGGATATAATGGTGGTTACGGCGGAAACGGGGCTTCTGCAGGCGACGGTTTTGGTGGCGGTGGCGGCGGAGGCTACGGAGGCGGCGGTGGAGGAGGCGGCAACGCCGGCGGAGGCGGAGGTGGAGGTGGTGGAGGCTACGGAAGAACTTCTGCCTATAGCGGCTCTTCTACTGTGACAGTTACGGGCAGTAATGGCTCACGAAATGGCGTAGGATATATTTATATTTACATCGGAGCAACTCTAGTAAAGAATGTAACGTCTAGCGGCTCCTCAGCAAACTCAGGAACTTATACGGCATGAACTATACTTATGAAATAATAGAATATAACGCAAACACTCTTTCTATATCAGTACGATATACTTCAGATAACGAAAATCATCAAGAGCTAGTACAAAGTTTTAGATTAGGGGATTTATCGGAAGAGGCAGTTAGAGATCAAATAGAAACTTTTGCTCATGTTATCTGTGATACATGGGAAAAATCTGTAAATGCCCCTCCTATGCTTGCAGAGTCTTTAACTGGTCCTCAACCGGCTGTGCGAGAAAAGCTAAAAGAAATACTTACTGAGCCAGAGCCTGAGTATAATTTTGATACTCAAAAATTAGTTTCGGCGGTTCGACAAACAGAGGACAATATTATAGAGTATTGGGAAGTCGTAGATTTAACAGAAGAAGAGTTAGCTGATAGAGCACGAGGAAAGCGTTTTTATCTCTTAAGAGAAACAGATTATTTAGTATTTTCTGATACTCCAGAGGCTTCCCAAGCGTGGCTAGACTATAGACAAGCACTACGAGATATACCCGCTCAAGCAGGATTCCCTACTAATATAGTATGGCCGACTCAACCGGAGTAATTAATGTCAAAATCTAAAGGAAGAAAACTAGCAGAATGGCTTCGTGGGCTAGAAACAGATGTATCTGGAAATGTAAAAGCGGGTAAGAATACTTTTCGAGATGCCTCTGTTGAAACTGCTGCAATTAAAGATGAGAGTGTTACTTTTGCAAAACTGCACAATGATGCAGTAGTTACTGCGTCAGAAGAAATTGCAAATCATGATACTGATACTGCTCTTCCTACTTCCGCTGCTGTAATTGATTATGTAGCAAGTCAAACTTTAAGTGGACCTACCGGACCTACCGGACCTACCGGACCTACCGGACCTGCGGGACCCGCTGGAGCGGATGGAAGTATAGGAGTTGATGGAGCAGATGGACCTACCGGACCTACCGGACCTACGGGACCTACGGGACCTGCTGGAAGTAATGGATCGCCTGGGCCAACAGGACCTACTGGCCCTACTGGACCTACTGGACCCGCGGGTTCTACTTCTTATGATGCAGGAACTGTAGGCGGTTTAAGTGCTTCTCAGTTTCTACGCTCCGATGCTAATGATGTTACCAGCGGAAATCTTCAAGTTACGGGTGCTACCTACGGAGGTATTTCCATTGGAGAAGCAAATACCAATTATGACGGGTGGAATAGGCAGTTAAATATTCATGGTAGCGGCCATGCAAGAGTTAATGTAAAAACAGCTAATGTACGAATGGGTATTTACGCACATGACTCTTGGCATGGTGGTACCATGGGGCATGTAGGTACGTACACCAACCATCAATTATCATTTGTTTGTAATGCTACTCAAAGGGCCGTGCTTACTACTGCTGGCTCTCTATCTACTGATGTTCAAGGAACTCTTTGGGGTGCTACAAACGACGGCGCTGGCTCAGGTTTAGATGCTGATACTGTTGATGGGCTACAGGCTTCTAGCTTTTTGCGTAGCGATGCTAATGACACGGGCACGAATATTACTCTTAGCTCGTTAACTCTTGGTGATGCTACTTTAACCCACTCTACTTCACACTCTTGGAAAACATTAACTATTCAAAATGCTGGGGATAATAACGAAGCTTCTATACATGGTTTAGATAGCACCGGGGCTCAACAGTTTTTGGTTTATGGAGGCGGCGGCTCTCAAGGATTTTTAAGTTCAGCATACGCATGGAGATTGAAACTTCCAGATAGCGGTTCTTTTACGCGGGATAATACACATACTCTATGGGATTCAGGAAACGACGGCTCTGGCTCTGGCTTGGATGCTGATTTGTTAGATGGTACAGAACTTTCTGCTATAAAAACCAACAGCTCTACTGATAGCAACGCTATCTGGATTCGTAACGATGCACCGACAATATACTTCCGCGATACCAATCACCGCGGTGCTATGCTTCATAATAACAGTAATCTAATGTACATATTACGCGGAAACCAGGCTACGGATTCTACGTCTTGGGGTACCGTTAACAACATGTGGCCGGTGTATTGGAACCTAACAAATAACGATGCTATTTTTGGGGGTAACATCACCGCTCAGTATAATATTACTGCTTACTCATCGGATGAAAGATTAAAAACCAACATCAAGCCTATTGAAAATGCAATAGATAAAGTTAAACAAATAAAAGGTGTAACGTTTGACTGGAATGATAAGGCAGACGAATTGGGTTTTAAGCCAGAGACAAAGTTTAATGATGTCGGTTTGATAGCACAAGACGTAGAAAAGGTTATGCCGCAACTAGTTAAGTTAGCCCCGTTCGATACGTTTTCACCGGAGCCGAATAGCAAAGAAGACCAATCACACAAAATGGGTACATCTAAGTCTGGTGAGAATTACAAAACTATTCAATACGATAGGGTGTGTGCTTTGCTAGTCGAAGCAATCAAAGAGCAACAAGCTCAAATTGAAGAACTAAAGGATAAATTAAAATGAGCGTAACATATACATATAACGCACCAGAAGGTGAAAATACAACTGTAGAGGTAACTTTTACAGATGGAACAATTACACACACTCGCGGCGTAAATGCAGTCTTTACTGATGGAGCATACGATGCGGAAGCTACAGAAATTCGTGTTTCTGAAGTAGCGAGAGGTGTTGAACACAAGATTGCTGTTGGTGTAATTACTGCTCTGGCAGAAGACCCCGTTGAGACCCCGTAATGGTACTATATAAGGTATTAAAAAAGGAGGCTTACGCCTCCTCTCCTTCTTCAGCCGGTGCGGGCTGAGGTTCTGGTTGAACCTGCGGGCTCGCTTGCTGTTGAATTTTAGTAATTACTCCCATACTTGCTTTCGCGGGGAGCTCTCCCAATCCGCCTAGAATTACATTGATCTCTTCTAGAGAAAGGTCGAGATTGATATTTTCATTCGCCATAATAGGTTCCTATTTAAATATATCTTGCCAGTTACCCGTAGTACTAGCTCGAGCGTACTCGGTGGCACGGTTTTCAAAAAAGTTAGTGTGCTCTACCCCGTTCAACATATAGTCAAGCCAAGGTAGAGGATTATTTTCACTTCCAAAAATTTTCTTCATTCCTAGACCAAGAAGTCGACGATCTGCAATATATCGAATATACTCTTTTACTTCCTCCGCTGTTAGATCAGGCACTTCCGCACCTTCAAAACATAAGTCAATAAAAGCATCTTCAAGCTCCACAGTGCGCTCTGCGGCACAGTAAATCTCATACTTTAGATCATCGTTCCATAGCTCTGGATTCTCTTGAATAAAAGTACGGAATAGTTGTGACATACCTTCAACGTGCAATGTTTCATCACGAATCGACCATGTAACAATCTGTCCCATACCTTTCATCAAGTTATGTCTTGGAAAGTTAAGTAGAATAGCAAAACTACTGAACAATTGTACTCCTTCTGTAAATCCAGAGTAAATTGCCATTGTTTTAGCGATATTCATTGGAGTATCCATTCCAAAGTTGGAAAGATGCTCGTGTTTATCCATCATTGCTTTGTGCTCAAAAAACTTTTGATATTCGTCGTCACCAAAACCAAGAGTTTCTAACAATAATGAATATGCTTCTTGATGCACTGCTTCCATTGCTGCAAAAGCAGATAGCATCATTCTTACTTCAGGCTGCTTAAATGTTGGTAGATAATGCTTTGCATATCCACAACAAACATCTACATCAGCTTGTGTAAAGAATCTAAAAATCTGATTGATAAGTCGACGATTCTCAGGAGTCAACTTATCTCGATAGTCTCGTAAGTCATCTGCAAGATTGACTTCATCAGGAAGCCAGTGCATATGCTGTTGAGTTTTATAGTGTTTAAAAGCCCAAGGGTAATTAAAAGGCTTGTAATATTCTCTTTCTGTCAATAAATTCATTCAATGCTCTCTAAGACTTGTGCTAAGTCGCTATATCCCCCGATCCAAGTATCCCCAATAAGTATCTGAGGTACTGTTTTTACATTGGGAAATAATTTACTAAATTTTAACATATCATGGCTTGCTTCGATCTTTTCGACTTCAAACCCCTTACTTTTTGCCAAATCTACTGCCAAGTGACAAAATCGACAATCTTCCATACCCCATACTGTTATTTTATCCTTCACAGGCAAGGCATCCTTCATCATCTATGCTTTCAAAAATATACTGTCGAAGAGCTTCATCAGATACATTTTCCGCACGTTTATACGCTTCACTTCGCAAATAGTATAGAGTTTTTACTTTTTTCTTCCAAGCCATCATATGAATAGCATGAAGTTCCTGCTTTGATACGTTTGCAGGAAAGAAAACATTTAGGGATTGACTTTGGCAGATATATTGTTGTCGATCGGCTGCAAAATCAATAAGCCATCTTTGGTCAATTTCAACTGCGGTTTTAAAGACGTCTTTTGTAAAGTCATCAAGAAAGTCAAGATGCTGAACTGAACCGCCGTTTGTAACAATACTTTTCCATACTTCATCGTTATCTTCTCCTATCTCTTGAAGAATGTGCTCAAGGTACTCATTTTTTTGAAGACTGGATCCGGATTTAGTCTTCTGAGTAAACGCGTTAGCTCTGTAAGGCTCAATACTAGGGCTAGTGTTACCGCAGATAATACTACTACTAGCATTAGGAGCAACAGCCAAGAGATGAACATTGCGAACGCCATAACCCACTGCATCAGGAGCTTCGCCCCTTTCTTCAGCCAATTTACGAGTTGCATCTAGCGCCTCCGTTTTTATGTGGCGAAACATTCTCATGTTTGCGCTCTTCGCCATTACCCCTTCGAGTGGCGTATGGTGTCTCTGAAGATAGGCATGAAAACCCATTGCTCCGAGACCAATACTTCTTTCTTGTTCTGCACTATGTGCTGCTCTCCACAGCTCGTTTGGTGCATTCTCAATAAAGTGTGTAAGAACATTATCAAGCATTGCTACTAGGTCAGGGATAAAATGCGGGTCGTGCTGCCACTCATCAAATTCTTCCAAATTTACACTTGATAGACAGCATACTGCTGTACGGTCGTCGTCTGTTGCAAGAGTAATTTCACTACAAAGATTTGAGTGATGAACTTGTAATCCTTTATCTTTCTGACACTGAGGCAAAGCATCTTGCACAGTATCATTAAACATAATATAAGGTTCGCCAGTTTCTACACGATTTTGAATAAGTTTTACCCAAAGTGTTTTAGCGGATACAGTCTTTGTAACTCTGCCAGAATGAGGATCAATCAAGTCCCAGGAGTCATCAAACCCTTCTTCTCTCGTAGCACCTTCGATAAGTTCCATAAAAGCGTCTGGAATAATTACTCCATGATGCAAGTTTACAGACTTACGATTTACGTCACCACCAGTCGGCTTACGAACATCCAAAAATTCTTCAATTTCAGGATGTGAAATGTCAAGATATGCAGCGTAGCTTCCTCGACGAGTAACACCCTGGCTGAACGCCAACATTTCTGCATCTACTACTTTCAAAAAGGGAATAACACCCGTACTTTCGGAGCCATTGCTCGTTTTCGAGCCTACGCTCCTGACCCCGTTCCAGCACCCGCCAATACCCCCACCAACACTGCTAAGGAAAGCATTCTCGGTGTAGTGATTTGTAAGACCTTCTCTGCTATCATCCACATAGTTGAGAAAGCAGCTAATAGGAAGGCCGCGAGTAGTGCCTCCATTAGAAAGTATAGGGGTACTAAACATAAACCAGAGTTTACTAGCATAATCATACAATCGCTGTGCATGAGCTTCATCATTAGCAAAAGCCTTTGCTGCTCGTGCAAACGCGTCTTGAGGAGATATTTCTCCATCAATTAAATATCTGTCTTGCAGAGTTTTCTTACTAAACTCTGATAGATATCGATCTCGTCGATAATCTACTGTTACATTAAACGACACTTAACATTCTCCCTTGTATATCTGATATATTATCAGGCCCAATCGCATCATCGCAATAAGTCATTAAATCCATAAGTTCATAGTTTTCTAAAATTTGTTCTGCATTTTCATTTAATGCTTGAATAAACTTATATCGACTATCAATTGGAGTTGCATCATAAATACTCATTGCATCCCCATATTCTTGAATTAGCTGTACAGCTCTCTTTGGCCCTATTCCAGGTATGCCTGGGACATTGTCGCCTTTGTCTCCTGTGAGACATTTAAGAGAGATGTATTCTTCGGGAGAACATTCATAATGGTCAGACCATGTATCAAGCGTGACTTCCTTCCTCGTCACATATGAGAATCGTCCAACATTTTCTTGAATGAGTAAATCCCAATCTCTATCACTCGAAATAAGCCAAATGTACTCTAAACCATACTTATTTCTTTCTTTTACCAAGTGAGCAGCAATATCATCTGCTTCTACACCCTTATATCGAAGAACAGTATACCCTGCTTCTTCTAATACTTCTAATGATGCTTCGAACTCTTCGAAAAACTCTTCAAATGCGATTCGTTCTTCTTCAGTTTGTTCTGCAAACTTTTCTTTTCGATTTTGCTTGTACTCAGAATTAATACCTTTTCTATAGCTAGAAGACCCCCAGTCTGCTGCA